GGGGGCAACTTAAGTATAACTTTTCGTATACCCCCGACGCGTGTATTTAATATATATAATAATTCACTCTAAATTAATAAAGTGCAATAAAATAATGTTCAATATGTAAACTATTACCTGAACTAGTATTTAACCTAAGCAAATACATAGCCATTATAGCTTCTAACTACTAATGATTCGTGATTATATAAATATATGTAAATTAATAAAAATGAAATAATTATTTCCAAGCGGGTTCTTACGCGCTGCTGCCGTTTTGTGGATAATTAGATAATGCCAAATTATTGCCAAACATTTCTACTTTGTAGTCTTTTCCTGCAAATTTATATATGTTTATATCTACTGTATCTGCCACCGAGTTGACTGCTCTAAGCTCATTTTGTATCCAAAGACAAAAGATTCCATTAGAGCCATTAATTTGTGCTGTCTCATAAGGGCCGGCTTGTGCATTTGGTACTGGTAAGTATTGAGTTTTTCTTAAGTACGGGCATTGAATTGCTGTTGTTGCTCTACCTTTTTCTAAATCAAATGATGTAAAATATTGTTGTGTAGCCTGTACCAAAGATGTTGGTGGTGTTTGTAAATTCGGATGAAAAGTAACTGTTAATTGTCCTTTGTGTGTTGATGCTGCAATTACTTCTATTACGTAACATGTTGATCCATTCCAGAATATGAAATCTTGCGAAATCACATCCATTGGTGGACTGTTCATGTATCCAGTTGATACGCATGATGGTCCCACAGCCCAAAAACCTAATAATTGTCCTTGTGGTTGTGTAACTGACCATGTAAGTTGTCTATCTAATGACAAAACTTCTGTCATTAATTCATACATATCCGTTTCTCTTCTTTTTCCTCCGAATGCTTCTTTATCTGATAAATTCATTCCGTTGTGATTTGTTGCTAACATTCTCTCAACGTATTGTACTTGATCTGTTGATATTGTGTATCCCATTCTTTTCTTTCTAATTGGGTATGGTTGATACGTTATTGGATGTGCATCCAATAAATTTCCCAAATCGTCTATTATTTCTGCAATAGGCAGAGTGGTATCCACAGCCTTACCAATAAAATCGATAATACCAGCCTCTCTCTTTCCCATAACTATTTTGTCTAAAATATATTCTGGTGGTGTGTTTTTAGCCATGCTGTCTCTAAGCCAATCTTCTCTATTAATTGCTTCTTGTTCTTCTGGTGTATAAGGAATATTCTTCACCATCTTATACACTAAAAATTTCACTATGCGAATTCCTTGTCCTTTCGTTAAATTCTTATTCTTCAAAATTTTCTCTATTATTATTTTAGGACCTGCTACTACTGGTGATTGTTGTAAAGAGAAGATACCTGCGTCTATTATACCTTCTCTAACTTTTAACATAGCTTGCCCATAATTCATGAATTCTCCAGTATCTAACATTACTTGGTTATTTCCTGGCATATATCCTGCTATAAATGGTGATGTAGTGGCTGTTGGCCGTTTAAAACCGTCATATTTAACTTCCCATTCATATTCCTTGTCCGTTAATAATTCAATCTTCTTTTCTACCATGCCAGATTCCAATTTACCTCGCATAATCTTTCTTCGATTGCTTGGATTCACCAAATACGTGGATGGAGTGCCTTTAAATATTCCATAAGCCATATCATCCGCTGCGCATACCCATGGTTCTAAAGAAACAAAAACATCGTCTGACGTATTAAAATTCTCAAAAACCAATTGCAAAGCCTTGTGTTCCACTAAAGCTGGATCAGGAGAACCGAACGATGCTACAAACAATGGCGACATGTATGGTATCATTACCTCTAAAGGTTCTTCTGAATCAAAATATGAACATCCACCTAAATATAAGTCTGAAAACTTATCTGTATCAAATGGATTTGCACCTTGAATAAGATATGCTCTAGCATTGATGTTCTTACGATAACTAGAATCTGTAAAAGCTGGTGAAACTGGTGATGCCAACAAATTCATTTTGAGCAATACAGATCCTCTATATAAATTATAAAAATCTCCATATTTGCCAATTGCTGATTTAATCCATTCTTCAATAGGTATTGTTGTTGTAAATGATGATGCGTGAGGAACCATAAATGGTCCAATTTTTCCTAGATATTTAAATCTCTTACTCAATTGGACTAAATCTGTTGGATGGTCCTGAAATTGTTTTACTTTCGGCTCTCTAACTAATCCAACTCCTGCACATAACATTACTGGTTTCATGCTAGAAACCGGATCATTAATTGATACCTGCCCTGTTGATGCTATATAGGTCTCATTATTTGAATAAGCATTACCTGATTGCAATTTACCTTCAATAGCTAATTGCTCAAATTCTTCTTCTACTGCGTCAAACTTCGGTGATCTATATAAAGCTGACGGTACGTATTCAGGCACTTTAAATTCTGCATCTTCAATAGCTGCAAACACTGTAATATTCACTGTATTTGGATTCTGAGGTCCCGTTCGTAGCGGATTCAAAATAAAAATAGCAAATTGACCTAAACAATCTGAAGGAGCTTCTGTAAATCCATAAGGATGTCTAAAAGGTACTTCAAATTCTAATGACTGATTGTCTGATGCTATTAAATTTTTGCCACCCAATTGTTTCAATGTTGACATATCAAAAGGTGGTGTAGGATACAAAGATTTGGGTACCAATGATGGATAGAATCCTGCGACCAAGCAACCTCCGTAAAATTCTGAGGCTCTAACTACCACTCTCATTCTTATTGCTTTCATTCTAAAAAATGCTGTAACATCAAATGCTGCTTTCAATGCTGGTGTCGTTAAAATGTCATTTGGTAAATCGTAAATCTTTTTTGGAGTATTAGCTGGTTCTGCTATACTCCATTGTAATTGATCAATGAGTGTATACTTCTTCTCCAATCTTTGCAATGTCCAATTAATATCATTGCAATGGCCTTCAGCACGTCTATTCATAGAATTAAACGTTTGAGCTCCAGTAGATGGTGTAGCTCTAATTGTCTCATTGGTCTCTTGCAATGTGGTACCAAGTTGCTCAACCCTAGCTTTATTCGTAGGTTCAGCGGAAATGTCCGGGGTCTCGTTGACTGGCGCCCCCGTAATTTCCATATCTGGTATTGATGGTGTTGGATGTTTCATTGCTATTTCTTCTGATGCTTTATCTTCTCCTGCTTGTTGTTTTCCTTCTACAAAATTCATAATGTTGCTGTCATCGATTGTCAGGCTATATTTTTCTTTAGCGTGAATCTTATTAATGACATCCTGATCTTCTTTCGTCGAGTAATCTGAGTGTGATCCTGGAAAATATCCATATCGCGCCCAGATTCGGTTTTGTTCTGCGAACGTAAGAATATCGTAGTGATGTTCTTTCAATATCTTGTTGCGTATCTGATTGTATATCGTAGGTCCATAAAAATAGAAACCTCTCATAGCGCAATTAATATTATCTTCAGTTGCCTTGTGTTTATTTGGATTATTCTTATTTATACGCACCCAATACATAATTTCAATCAATGATTTTATTTCTGTTTGTGGTACATATAATCCGTTCATAGTTCCTGTAGTGTTTTTCAAAAATGTAAGTTCTTTCAAAGGCTTGTATGGTCTCATTTCATCTGATTTATCTCCTGGTGTACATTTCATTCCTCTCGCGTTAACAAATTCTGAAAATGTAATACCATTAAATACTTCTTTTACTAATGATGAAATGGCTTGTACTGAATCGTCACCTCCACGTTTGCCTTTGGTATGTTGTTTATATGATGTTATGTTCGATATAAGAGGTGACAATTTTGAAGTTATATGTAAATATGCTGCTCTATGTAATATTTCATTTCCATCCGAATTTCCTTGGAATGTAACTAAAGTTCCGGATGGTAAAGTTCCTGTTGCTCGAAATAGTTTATCTTGAAATATATAATATGGAGCTGTGAACCATTCAATAATTGTTCTATATCCTCGATCTCCGACTCTTTTAATAAGTTCGGGTTTTAAATAATCTAATTGAAGTTCCATGACTTTAGATAATAATAGCTTTCCGATGGATCTGTCCCAAAATTTAAAGTCTGCGTCAAATCCAACATCTCCAACTTTCATCAAATTTGTAAAATATTCATGCCAATCTAATGATAATCTATCCATTCTAACAGCACTATAAGTATCTCTACTATGATAATGTGCCATTATATGGGAATAACAAAGTTGTCTCATTATTATCAAATTCAATAAATTAGCGTTAGCAAATAATCGAGGTTTCACGTCTTCATAAATCTTGTTTAATTTTATTCTTTCATCTTTAATAGTTAATATAAATGGTGTATATGGAACTTTACCTTGCTTGATGTTATTCCAAAACTGATCAACTTCTTTTTCAATTCTAGATGATGCTGTTAAAATCATATTGTTTTCATTAATTAAATCCTTTCGCGTCAAGTGCTCCGTAACATAAGGATATCCGGCCGATGTTGATAAATCAATTCTTGAATTAC